ATCTTCATAGATTAAAAGAAATAGGAATAGTTTACGGGTGCAATGCTCTTTATAGAGAATTTGCACCTGACCATTTGGTATGTGTTGATACTAAAATGATAATAGAACTTGATGAGAAAAAATATCAAAACGAAAATAAAGTTTGGAGCAATAATAACAAACTTACTCAACGAATTCCAAATATTAACATAATGAAACCAAACAAAGGATGGAGTAGTGGGCCTACTGCAATGTTACTTGCAAGTCAGCATAATTTGAAAGAAATATATTTGTTAGGATTTGATTATGTAGGACTTGGCAATAAAAATGAAATTGTAAATAACATATATGCAGGAACAAAAAATTATAAACGAAAAGAAGATAGGGCAACATATTACGGTAATTGGACTAGACAGACAATGATGTGTGCAAATACATATCCTAGAGCAAATTATTATAGAGTAATACAAGATAAAGATTCATTTATACCAGACCATTTAAAGGATTTGCACAATTTTAAACATATAGAATTAGAAAATTTTACAAAAAAATTTAATATTAATTAAAACTTTTTATAAAATACGCTGTTTTGACCCCATTTTCAGCGTATATTTTCCTTTATGTGTAAATATAATAGACAGCCTTGTAAAGATAATTAAAGGAGATACATATGACTGATCGCAATAAGTTTGAAGAAATGCTTGAGCGCCTTGTCAATGAAGACAAAGAAGGTGCGGAAGCATTATTCCACGAAATCGTGGTAGAAAAATCAAGAGATATTTACGAATCATTACTTGAAGATGAAGAAGTTGAAGAAACTACTGACGAAGAAGTTGATGAAGCAACTGATGAAGAAGTAGATGAAGCATCTGATGAAGAAGTAGATGAATCAGAAGAAGACCTGGACGAAGCAACTGATGAAGAAGTTGACGAGTCAGAAGAAGAAGTTGAAGAAAATTTCTTCGGTGAAGGTGATCCAGTAGATGACATGATGGGTGACATTGAAGACCCAGACATGGGCGGAGACGAAATGGACATGGGCGACGATGACGACATGGGCATGGGCGACGACGAAGGTGACCTAGAAGACAAAGTTATGGATTTAGAAGCAGAATTAGAGGCTCTAAAAGCAGACTTTGAAGCAATGATGGGTGACGAAGAACCAGGCGACGAAGAGCCAGGTGATGACATGGACATGGACATGGATATGGACTCAGAAGAAGGTGATGACGACGAAGACGAAATGGAAGCGTTTGAAGCAACTGATGAAGAAGTAGATGAAGCAACTGACGAAGAAGTAGACGAAGCAACAGACGAAGAAGTTGACGAGTCAAAAGCACCAAAGTCACAAACAGAAATTATGCGTGAGTACACAGATAAAGTGTCAGCATCAATGGGCGACAACGGCGCAAATGCAAATTCACCTGTAGCAAAGCCTAATAATATGGGCGGCACAACTGCAAACATCGTAAAAGGTGGTTCAGCAGATGAAAAAGGTACAGCAGGCGGCTTAGCACAACCATCAACCAAAGAAGATAACGCAGGGAATGTAAATGTTCCAGGCGGTAAGGCTTCAAAATCAATGAAGCCACAACCCGGCCATGGTGCCGAGAAAAAAGGTAAAGCACCTGAGCAAGATAGTTCAGCAGGCTCACCTTTAAATGGTGCTCCTAAAAGAGCAAAGTAAGGACTGATTGATGAAGATACTAAGCGAACATCTGAATTTCGACCAGGCTAGAATTGTTGTTGAGTCTGCTAACGAAGGTAAAGATCTTTACATGAAAGGCATTTGCATTCAAGGCGGAGTACGCAACGCAAATCAGCGTGTATATCCCGTTAATGAAATTGGCAGGGCTGTCACCACACTCAACGAACAAATCAGTGGTGGCTATTCAGTGTTAGGCGAAGTTGATCATCCAGATGGACTTAATATCAACTTAGATCGTGTAAGCCATATGATCACAGAAATGTGGATGGATGGCCCAAACGGTTACGGTAAACTAAAAGTACTACCAACTCCGATGGGACAACTAGTTAAAACAATGCTAGAAAGCGGCGTAAAATTAGGAGTTTCATCGAGAGGTAGTGGAAATGTAAGCGAAAGTGGAGGTGGAGAAGTATCAGACTTTGAAATCATCACAGTAGACGTTGTGGCGCAACCTTCTGCGCCAGGCGCATATCCAACCCCAATTTATGAACACCTTATGAATGCCCGCGGTGGGTATAAGGCGTTCCATACCGCTAGGGAAATTCAAGGCGATAAAAAGGCACAAAAATACTTAAAAGAGTCGTTGATTAACATAATCAACAAACTCCAATAACTAAGGAAGAAGTTAATGATAGAAGCACTTAATAGTCTCTTCGAAAACAATATTGTTTCTGAGGAAGTGCGCTCTGAATTAGAAGAAGCATGGAACGCCAAGGTGAAAGAAAATCGCCTTGCAGTGACATCTGAATTGCGTGAAGAATTTGCTAAAAAGTATGAACATGATAAGTCAACAATGGTTGAAGCCATTGATGCTATGATGACAGAAAAACTTAGCGAAGAAATTTCTGAATTTCAAGAAGATCGCAAACAGTTGGCTGAAGCAAAAGCAAAATTTGCAGTTGCACAGCGTAAAAATGCTGCTCTAATGAAAAACTTTGTTTCTGAGCAACTAGCAAAAGAAATCAAAGAACTACATGCAGATCAAAAAGCAACTGCTGATAAATTTGTTGCTTTAGAAGAATTTGTAGTAGAGTCACTTGCAAAAGAAATTGCAGAGTTCTACGAAGACAAAAAAGATCTTGCCGAAACAAAAGTACGTTTAGTACGTGAAGGCAAAGCACATGTAAATAAAGTTAAGAAAGACTTTATTGCAAAAAGTGCAGCATTGGTATCAGAAACAGTCGCTAACGGTCTTACAAAAGAGATCACAGCACTGAAAGAAGATATTGATCAAGCACGTCAAAATGATTTTGGACGTAAACTATTCGAAGCATTTGCTAACGAATATCAACACTCATATCTAAACGAGAAGAGTGAAACTTCAAAACTTCTAAAAGTTGTTAGTGCTAAAGACAAACAACTAGCAGAAGCAAGAGAAGCAGCGTCTAAAGCAATAAAACTTGCGGAATCACAATCACATCAAAATAAAATGATTACTGAGAGTGTAAAACGCAAAGACACAATTAACGATATGGTTGCGCCATTAAGCAAAGACCAGCGTGAAATTATGGTAGACTTACTGGAATCAGTTCAAACAGGCAGATTACGTGCTGCGTTTGACAAATACTTACCGGCAGTAATAGACGGAAAAGGTCCAGCAAAGCAAAAGGCAGTACTAGCAGAGGCAAAAGAAGTAACAGGCAACAGAACCCAATCAAATGACATAAAAGCAGACGTAGATCACAATGTGGTTGACATTAAACGTCTTGCTGGATTAAACTAAGGAGAACAAAATGTCAGAACTATTAGAAAGTCGCTGGCAAGATACGAAAACAGCACTTCTTGAAGGCCTAGCAGGCAATAAGAAAGCAGTAATGGCTTCAACATTAGAAAATACCCGTAGGTATTTGGCTGAAACCGCAACTGCTGGTGCTACATCTGCCGGTAACATCGCAACACTTAACCGTGTGATCCTACCAGTAATCAGACGTGTTATGCCAACCGTTATCGCCAACGAACTAGTTGGTGTACAACCAATGACCGGTCCAGTCGGTCAAATTCACACATTACGTGTACGTTATAGTGACTCATTCACAGGTACAGCAGGTGGTTCAACAACTGCTGGTGAAGAAGCACTATCACCATTCAAGATTGCTGAAGGTTATTCAGGTAATGCCAATGGTAAAGCAGATCCAACTGCTGCCAAAGAAGGTGTTGCAGGTAATCAACTAAGCATCCAAATCTTGAAGCAAACTGTTGAAGCGAAAACTCGTAAGTTGAGTGCTCGTTGGACATTTGAAGGCGCTCAAGACGCTCAGTCACAGCATGGTATTGACGTTGAAGCAGAAATTATGGCTGCTTTAGCACAAGAAATTACTGCTGAAATCGACCAAGAAGTTTTACGTAGCCTAGCAACACTTGCAGGTACAGGTACTGATACATATAACCAAGCATCAGTTTCAGGTACAGCAACATTTGTTGGTGACGAACACGCAGCATTAGCAGTGTTAGTTAACCGTGCAGCAAACAGAATTGCACAGAGAACACGTAGAGGCGCAGGTAACTGGGCTGTTGTATCTCCAGCAATCTTAACTGTACTACAGTCAGCAACAACTAGCGCATTTGCACGTACAACTGAAGGCACATTTGAAGCACCAACTAACACAAAAATGGTTGGTACATTAAATGGCGCAATGAAAGTATATGTAAACACATATGCAGACGACGATGACGTACTAGTTGGTTACAAAGGTACATCAGAATCAGACGCAGCAGCGTTCTACTGCCCATACATCCCATTGATGTCAAGCGGTGTTGTACTAGATCCAACATCATTCGAACCAACAGTGTCATTTATGACTCGTTACGGATATGTTGAGTTGTCAAACACAGCGTCATCTCTTGGTAACGCAGCAGACTACTTAGAGAAAGTTGAAGTATCAACTAGCGACTTGTCTTTCTCATAAGATATAAATTATATTAGATTTAAAATAGGCCCTACGGGGCCTATTTTTATATAAGTACTACATGGACATAAGTGTAGAAAAAACTCCCAAACAAAAATTAAGTCAATATGCAGTTGATAAAGCAAGTAGTGTAAGTATAACTCATTTGCCCAACAGCGATCTGATTAAAGTAAAAGATGCAGCAATAGAACTAAATGATCAAGCAGGTAGTGCTAAAGCAGTTGCACATATCGCAGCACGTAACATTAAAAGTGAAAACGAATTACATGAAAATTGTATTGCTATGCGAAAAGCCGGTGTTGATAAAGTATTACTAATCGGTGGTAGTACATATGAAGGAAAAGTGTATCAAACTTTTTATGAAGTTAAAGATGCAATAAAAGATTATGGTTTTGATATTTATTGTGGAGTATACCCACAAAGCGAAACATATGCAAACATGCAATTTACAAAGTATATGCACTTTGCAGGCGGCATAAGTCAATTGTGCTTTAATCCACGTTTGCTAAACACTTGGGAAAAGAAAACACGTTTTGGTGTAGCAACTAATTGCACACTAGAAGGACTTTGGAAATATGCAAAACTATGCGGACTTACTGATAGCCTTGCATATGCAG